ATCTAAGGCATATAGACTATCTACAATTTCCTCTGATGTATCTGGAGATCCAACATTTTTAGGTACAGTAGCACCAAACAGATCTTATTTCTTATTTGATGGTGAAGACTATGTAGATAAACTTGGTAATGTAAGTAATTTATCTAATACTGGCGGTGTTACTTTAACCACTGATGAAAAATGGGGAACAAATGCTTACTCCATTCCACTTGTAGGAAGATTGAGAGCTTTGACTACTGTAACTCCAACTGCTTGGACTGTAGAAGGATGGTTTAAGTATGATACTATTCCCACAACAAAAATACCAAATATTATTACTATTTCAAATGGAGTTAGCTCGGCAATTATACAAATTCAAGGATCTAGTTCAACTCCATCAACATATGGAAAAGTTAGATTAGAAATAAATGGGACTGCTGGTTCTTGGAGTACTAATTCAAATGTACTTTCATTAATGAATGGTACATACGCACATTTTGCAATTACAAAGAATTTTTCCAATTCTGTTGCGACTTACACACTGTACATTAATGGATCACAGTATGCTCAAAGTTCTAGCGCAACAAATATAGATCCAGTAACAATAGATTATGGAAGTATCGTAGGATCATCATCTGTTGCTATGAAGGCAGATGATTTGAGATTTAGTACTTATGCGATATCATACACATCTGCTCCAACTCAAGCATTTAATGGATATGATTATGGTACAGAATCTGCATTTGCCATGAAATTTGATAAAAATGCAGATTCGGTACGAATGGGAAATATCGCATTAAGTAATAACTCTACAACAGTTACTAGAACTGCGGTAACATCTATTGTTCCATCTAGTCTATCTTTGATTAATGAACCATATGTTTTGGGAGCTGATGGATTACAAGTCCTGGATTTTAATGATGCGACTTCATTTTTAACTCAAGATTATCATTTACCATCAGACACATACGATACTTGGAGTAGTAGAACTGCAACAATTCCTTCTCCTGGCGGAAGAAAAGCACAATTTATAACTAAAGCCTATGGTAAATTTTTCTTCAGACATTTCACGATAGAAAAATTTGATAATATTAGATCATTAGTATTAAATCAAGAATTTACCTTTGAGCCTGGTACAGTATTAAATCAGAAAAATTCTATTGGTGCTACAATAGCATCTGGAAAAATTATCAATGCAGATTCAGATAATAATATTTTATATGTTACAGATATTACAGGAACATTCACAACTAATAGTGGTACGTTGGAAAGTTCAAATAGTGCAGTGAATGAAATAGAAGATTATACATTTGAATATGTAGATGCTTCGACTCCAGGTACATTTAACATTTCAATACCTGGAAGTGTTGAAGCTACATTTAAAACATATTCAGATGATGATTATTTGATTAGAATTGATGAAATTATTACTGGAGCATCCTATGCTAGAGGTTCTGTAATTACTTTAGGATCATCATATTTTAGTTTTAATACTGCAAGAACGTCAGTAACAATTACTGGTTTATCTTCGGTAACAAAAATTAGTTTGATAACTAATTTGAAAAGAACTATGCAAATTGATTCTATTAATAATACAAATAGAATTTTTGCAAGAACAACGACTTCCCATTATTTAAATGCTGGAGATAATATCTACACCGAAACTGCTCCAGTGTATTCATATGCCGATGGATCTTTCTTTATTAATGAGGTTCTTTCCAAAAAAGAATTTATTTTTACGGTAGATTCCATTCCTGGAGGATTTATTGGAAGTGGTACTCAATTATATGTTTATGTTAAGCATCCCGTATTTAAATTTATTTACGGACAACAATATACATTTGATGTTACACACGTATCCAATGAAGGTTATTATCTTTCATTCTATAGAGATAATTTGAATAAAATTGAGTACACCTTCAAAAATATTGTAAGAAAGGGTATTCCAGGTAGGGATGCTCCTGGAGCATCTCCGTTTATTTCATTTAAAATTACAGATGATGTATCAAACATTAGTTATTATGCAGACCCATCTAGAATTGGAGACGAAAGTCCTGTAGCAAAAACTTCTTACATTGACGTTGTTAAGAGTCCTTATATTGGAAAATTTGTAATTACTGAAACATTTGGAGGATCTGTAACTGTTGGTGATAATAAGTTTAAATATAAGCTTGCAAACGACCCAGAAAAAACTGCTCTTGCTAATACTTCATCATATTCTACACAATCTACAAAAGTTGCTGGATCAATCGCATCTATTAGATTAATAAATGGTGGTGGATTCTATAAAAAATTACCAGTTATTAGTGACATACAATCTGTTAGAAAAATTGAAAGAGTTGAAATTAATAATCCTGGTACAGAATATGAAGCCGGAGAATATTTTGGTGTACCAATCCTAGGAGATGGAGTTGGCGGTAAAGTTCGACTAGTTGTTGATGCAAATACTGATCCTGCTGGGCAAATTGTAGAAGTGGTTGTCACAGATCCTGGAAAAGGATATACTGAGGCGTATATTGACGTTGATGCAGTTGATGGTATCCTAGGTCCAACACTTTCTGGATCTGGAGCGGTACTAGATGTTATTATTCCACCAAAAGGTACTGGAGCATCTATTTTCGTAAAAGGTGAGAATGTAGGTAAGATTAAAAAATTAAAAAATAATAACTATGGATTTAATTATACTCATGATTATACACTACGTCCAGAAATTGCATTCCCAGTTAATTTACAATTAGTAAATACAAGTATTTTAAGTAGCATTAAAGTTATAGATCCTGGAACAGGTTATACATCTATTCCAGAGGTTGTAATTGAAGGTGGTGGAGGATCTGGTGCAATAGCCGTTGCTGAAATTAAAAACGGAAGAATTAGTTCTATCATAATTAAAAATCCTGGTTTTGGATATAGCAGTGAACCAGAAGTTCAATTAAAAACATCATTTACTTACGTTGTGAATTTGGACCTTGGTCTATTCCAAATGGCATATCCACATGGAATTACCAATGGAGCAGAAGTTACATTTACTGTTGAAGATCTTGGCCAGGGAACGCAATTCCCACTTACCTCTTTTGGTTACATTATTCCTGGCCAAATTTATTATGCAATTTCTGGAGAAAGTGCTGGATTGGAAGACAATCAGTTGAGAATCGCATTAACACCACAAGATGCGGAATCTGGTAATTACATTTCGTTCGCAAATAATGGTACTGGAAGGCAGATTCTACTAACCAATTCATTTGGTGGAACTGCAGAGGCAATTGTAGAAACTGCAAGATTCTTAACTGGTGAATTGGTATACCAAGGAGAATCTTTAGACACAGCAACGGCAATTGGTTATGTATCAGATAATGATGGTTGGCAAATTGGACCAAGAATATTAAAATTAATTGATGTTGATGGAACTTTTGCTGTTGGTCAAAATGTGACTGGTGTCATTTCGAAAGCAAATGGTACAATCAATAATATCAATGCTGCTAGAGGAGTTATTGAAGTCAATTCAATAACCAAAACAGCTGGTAAATTCTTAGATGATATTGGAAAAACAAACGAAATTGTTCAAAAAATTCAAGACTCTTACTTATATCAATCCTTCTCGTATAATGTTAAATCTCCATTATCTATTGACAAATGGAAGTCTACCATTGTCGATAATGCTCATGCATCAGGATTTAAAATTTTTGGAGAAATTTCCGTCTCAGAAGATAAGAAAGGATTGACAGATAAAACCGATTTTGAGTTAACGAAGAGTGTAAATCTTATTGAGAGTTCAGTTGTTGCAAATATTGAAAACTTTGCACTAGTTGAACCAGTTTATAAAGAATTCGATAATACTCAAGTTTTATTCAGAACAAAAAGATTGACCTCTTCCGAGGAAATTCTTACGTCCTATGTTCAAAAAATTGATGACATCTCATATCTATTCGATGGGGAAAGAACTTCCTTCCCATTGACTATTGATGGTGCTACGGCAATTGCAAATACAAATCAATTGCAACTTGTTATCAATGGTGTTTCACAATCGCCAGGAGAATCATTTGAAGTCCAGCAAGGAAGTATAGTATTCAAAGAAGCACCCCCAGCTCCAACAAAAGTTAGTTATGCTGTTTTAACTTTACAATTTTTATCTTCCTACCAAATAGATATTAGTAATGTCAGTGGTATTTTACCTGAACTTGGAGGAAACATAGTTGGTCTACAAAGTAGCGCAAGAGCAACCGTATTAAGCTCCACCACATCATCAATCAAAATATTTAATATTGTAGGGACTTTCCAACCAGGAGAACTAATTCTTTCTAGTGCAACTGGTCTAAGTGCCCAATTAGATGATATCACACTTTTAAATAACGAAAATGTTTTCCAATTCCAAGAAAGAATTACCAACTTAAATGGAAAAACTGCCGATATTGAATCGATTAATTTAGATGGAAGTATTCCAACAAATACTATAACAATTAGTAAAACATCAGGTACATATGATAGTCCATCTGGATTGCTAAGTATTAATATTAATGATTTTATCACTTCAGCAAAAACGGGAATTGTTGCAAGAGTAATTGGTGTATCTCCATATATCGACCCAACAACAAATGCTCCAGTATCATCTATTGCAATTAGTGATCCTAGCAGTTTCTTTGGATTACTTTACAATAGAATTATTCAACCACAATATCCAAATGTAATTATTGATGATATCAGTAAGTCCAATATTGAGGTAGTTTCTCTAACAGATTCAACATTTAAATATGAATCGAAATTCCCAGAATTTGAAGTTATAACAAAAACATCAGCAGAATATACCGTCAATAGTGGATCTGGTTTAGAAACTAATGAGTTTGTACAAAATATAAAAATAAATTATATTAACGCCACGGGTGATTATTCTATTGATGAAACTATTAAGGTTCAAAAACTTGCATATCAAAATTTATCTGGTGGAAATTATCAAGCTGGAGATATCATTATCACTGCTGGAGGATTTACAGCGCCTATTATTGGTGTAAATTATGCATTGAAATATATCTTCCTTGGGGATCAGACAGGAACATTCTCTATTGGAGATATAATTTCCACAGACAAATCTTTTGTAACAGATGATGATATTTTTGCAGATAGATATGCGGATGCATCTAATTTAATTCTTGCAAATAAACTTTTAATTGCTGATGTAGCTGTTGGTAGAATGCTTGCTAACTTCCCTGGGTTTACTGTTCCTGGTGGTAATCAAAACTGTAAAGATGATATCGTTGATGTATTGGAAGAAATTTGTTTCAATCTTAAATATGGTGGAAACCATAGAGCATATGATGCAGGATTACTTTACATCAATAATAATTATTTGCAGGACGAAAGAGATGAGTCCGTATATGCATTTAACCAAGCAAGGGACATGGCAATTCAAGCCATGCGTAATGAAACAATTGTAATTGGTGGTCATTCAACCATAACACAATTTAAAGATTTGACAATTGAAGGTGATCAATCTGGTCAACCTGGAATTTATCAATCTGGTGATTGTGCTGATGTTGCTTCTGCATTAACTACACTATTTGGTATAGTTACACAAGCAATTGGTAGCGATACCACACCAGGTAACTTAACTGGAATAACAAGAACAAATATTGGAACAGTAACTTCTATCATTTCTGCATATTTGGAAGTTCCATTTGATGTTGAGCAAATCAACACTTCAACGAACACAATTACAACTTTCCAAATTTCTGGAGATGGACAACACAGATATAGAGATGCTGCAAATCTAATTAAGTTGAATGCAACATATATTATCGAAGAAACTGTTGGTAGGATGAAAAATCTTTATCCAGATTTAATTATTCCTGGAGATGAGACTGGAGGAAATGATGGAACATCAAGATGCAAACTGGATTTGTCTCTACTACTCGATGCTGTTGTAAGTGACTTAGAATATGGTGGAAATTATAACACTTTGGCAGCAGGTAGATTCTACTTGGACGAAAACGATAGTTTGAGATTTATCACACTGCAAGTTCTTCAAAGTATATACGCACACACACAAATGAATTTACTCTGTCAACAAGCTGTTGATGGAACTTTATCCAATACTCCTGAATACACAAATGAAATTCCAGTAAATCCTTTAGGTATTACTGTTGATCCAGGTGATTGTGCGGATGTCAAATCTGATATTGATACATTGTGGAATTTAATTAATGAAGTTTTAGGTCCAACAGGAGATGTGTATAAAGATGCGTCAAATGCATTATGGTTTAATAGAGATTTTATTGCCGACGAAGCAGTTGGAAAAACTACTGACTACTTTAAGTACTTCTTGAATGGAGTTCAATATAGTGCATTTGATTATCCAAACGGTACAAATGGAGAAAATACATGTAAGAGAGATATTGCAGACTATATCATTCCATCAATAATTGCCGATTTAATCTCTGGTGGTGATGCAAATACAATTAGTGCTATGACATTCTATCTTGATGGCACTGACGATATCACTCATGTTAAAGATGAACTACTTCCAACAATCTATGCTCTAGAGCAAACAAATATTTTATGTCAGTATGCGATTAACAATTGGATAATTACTGGTACATCAACAACATATACTCCACAATTTGCAAATGTTGCATATAGATACATTGATAATACAATTACTATAGACGATGGAACTTATGGTACTAATTGTGCAAGAGTTAAGTCTGCTATTGACACATTATTCACAAAAGCAATAGGAGTTCTCTTACCAGAACGAGATCAATATATTGTTTCTGGGAGATACTATGATGCTGCCAACTTAATTGAATCGAATAAACTTTTAATTGCTGATGTGGCTGTTGGTAGAATGCTTGCTAACTTCCCTGGGTTTACTGTTCCTGGTGGTAATCAAAACTGTAAAGATGATATCGTTGATATTATTGATACTCTTTGCTTCAATTTAAGATTTGGTGGAAATCATAAAGTTTATGATGCCGCTCAAATTTATGTTACGAATAGTGGATTGTTGAGCGGTGAAACAACAGAATCAGTCTATGCATTTAACCAAGCAAGAGATATGGCAATTGAAGCCATGCGTAATATTACAATTACTATTGGTGGATATTCAACAAGATCTCAAGTTAAAGATTTAACAATTACAGCAGATCCTGCGACTGGTTCGAATGTAAGTGCTTCTTCTTGCGCTAACGTTGCATCAACTATTACCACATTAATGGCAATAGTTACGCAAGCAGTTCAGAATGGATCTTTAACTGGTATTGTAAGAACTACCGATAGTGCGTCGAATAAAGCTTACCGAGATGCTGCTAAATTAATTCTTTTCAATAAAAACTATTTTAGAGAAGAAATTGTAGCATCTACCCAAGCGCAATATCCAACATTTAATTTTGGTGGTACTAGTTCTACTGCCCAATCATTCAAAAACAAATGCAAGAGAGATATTGGTTATATTGTTGACGCTATCGTATATGATTTATTGACTTATGGTAACTCTGGTATCTATGATGCAACCACGGCTTATATTGATGCTGCAACTGGAACCATTATTTCACTACAAGGAGAATTAGTTCAATCAATTTACGCATATAATTTATTAAAAACTTATCTGAAAAATGCTATTGCCGAAACATTAACATCCCCATCTCCATATACGACATATTATTCATATACAGATACTGATATTCAACTTACAGTATCAGAAAGAACAGAGTTGAATTTGTTCATCGATGAAAGAATGGATATTCTTTTAAACACCTTAAACAATTCAACGTATTTAGAAACCGCCGAAATTGTGAGATATAATTCTCTTTTCATTCCAAATTCGGTATACCCAATAAGAACTGATATAACTGGTATTAGTGGAAGATTAATTACTGGTGATTACATTTATGGAGTAACTTCTGGAATATATGGTGAGATTGAATCTATTACTCAAAAAACAGCTGTTGTTAAAAATGTACTTAAAAGATTAGAGGTTCAATTTGATAATGATGAAGAAATTTTCTCAGCTGGAGAAGCAATCCTTAAACAAGGTGCAACATCTAATAATGGAATAATATTTTCACATTTCTATAGTGAGAATTTTAATTTTATTGATGTTGAAATGTCCAATGGTAGTTTTTCTGTTGGTGATATATTAATAAATGATGATGGTTATACCGCAACAATTTTAGATATAACCAATAAAGTTCAGTTTTCTAAATTAGTTGATGAATTCACTAACAATGATAAAATAAAACAATTTTCAACAAACACAATATTCCAAATTGCGGAATATGAAAATGTTTCAGCACCAATATTAGATAATACTGGTTCTAAATTAACTTTAGATACCGAATCATATTTTGGCAATTTTGAGGTTACTGATGTTGTTTATTCAAATTCCAGCGATTTATATATTGATACAAATTATGCACTAGGAACTGCTATTGGATTAGGAGACTTAATTCAAACTAAGTTTATTTACAAAATTGAGGTAATTTTAAGTTCTACTCAAAATAGTTTTCCAGTTGGTTATACGATTAATGATTCTTCGGTGCTTACCAACACGGCCGTTATTGTTGGATTTATTCCAAATGATCCAGAAGCGCCGACAACAGCAGAAATTTATGTAGGTAATTTGGGAGGAGATTTCTTTAGTGTTGGAAATAATATTTTATGTTATGAACCTGGAAATAATTTCCCAATTGGAATTGCCGATGTTACAAATGCACAAATTATAGATTCTGAAGCATATGGTTTTATCTCTAAAATTGAAACAGTTGGAACTGGATACAGATATTATTTGAGTGGAGTGAAGGGAGAGTTCAATCAATACGCTCAATCTGTTGGAAGATTTGGATATAAATCTTTGATTACAGAGACAGATAAAATTGTTGGAAGAATTAAACGTTCTTTCCGTGGATTCGATGGAGTGCAGGATACGTTTAATTTAACTATTTTAAATGGCACTCAATACTTACCAAATCCAGATGGTCATTTGTTGGTATTCCTAAATGGAATTTTGCAACCGCCAATTGCATCCTATGTAACATTCAGTGATGTTATACAATTTAGTGAGGCACCTGAAATTGGATCTACTTTCCATTCTGTTTATATTGGTAAGTTAAGACAACTTGATGATATATCATTTGAATTTGATTCATTGAGAAATAGTTTTAACTTAAGATTAAATGAAGTTTTCTATTCATTGACTGTTACGGCCGGTGCAGAATCTACCAATATTAAACCAGATAATAATATTATTGTTTCTTTAAATGGTGTTATACAAGAACCTGGAGTTGCATTTGAACTTGTTGGTTCTCGTATCATTTTTGCCGAAATACCCAGAGCAGGTTCTAGTTTTGTAGCCTTCTCTTATATTGGATCTGACGCCGACGTTGTTGCTAAGACAATTATCCCACCAATTGAAACTGGTGATGAATTGCAAATTGAAGGTGAAGATAAAGATAGGACAGTTGCAATTATCGAATCTTCAAATTCACTAGTAACTTTCGATTATACTGGATCGGTGTTTGGAAGAAATGCAGCTGCGTTGGTTAATATCATTAAAGGTAGAATTAGTAGTCTTTCAATTACATCTCCAGGAAGTGGATACACAACAAGACCAACAGTTTCATTAGATTCTACAACTGGATTTGATGGTCTAATCAAACCTCTTGTAGGTGTATCTAGAGTTGATGTTGTCAATAGAGGTACGGGATATGTTTATCCAACTGTAGAGATTGATTACGAAGTATCTGATGTTCAGGGATCATTGATCTTTGATAGTACAGCAACAACACTAGATAGTGATTTAATCACCTTTGATGAAACATAAATAAAACATAGAAAGGAGTTTTAAAATACAATGGCTAAACAATCCATTAATGTTGGATCCCAAGCAAATGATGGAACTGGAGATTCTTTGCGTTCTGGAGCGCAAAAAGTAAACTCTAATTTTAATGAAGTCTATACTAAACTTGGAAATGGTACAAATTTAAAAATCGATACTGCTTCCAATTATAATCTCGGATTGGTATTGAGATCTGATGGAACTGGATACATACCTGGAAATGTATTATATAGTGAAATTTTAAATAAACCAACTATTCCACCTGCTCCAGTTCAATCTGATTGGACAGAACCAGATGTAAATAATTTGGCATATATCAAAAATAAACCAGGTATTCCAACAACAGTAGCAACACTAACAGATGTAAACATTACTGGACCTACAGTAGGACAAGCATTAAGATGGAATGGTACTGGATGGATTAATCAATCTGTTATCGAGTCTCCAGTTACAACTTATGATTCGTTAACTGATGTGACTATAACTTCTGCAGCAGTTGGTCAAGTAGTTAGATATAATGGAACTGGTTGGGTTAATGCAAAATTAAACTACTCCGATATTCTTTCAACTCCATCTCTCGCGTCTGTTGCCACTTCGGGTGCTTATGCAGACTTATCAGGTAAACCAGATTTGAGTGTATATCTCACTTCTCAAACACAAGTCGATTGGAATGCTACTAGTGGAGTTGCCAGTATTTTAAATAAACCAGCACTGGCAACTGTTGCAACATCTGGAGCATATTCAGATTTAACTGGAAAACCATCATTATCAACTGTTGCTACTAGTGGTAGTTATACGGACCTTATCAATACTCCAAGTTCTTTTGCTCCAGCAAGACAAACTGCAACTGGTACAACTACATCAATTTCAGATGGTTCTTCAGCAAATTTAACTATTATTGGTTTTAAATCATATGCATTATTAAAAGTTCAAACCTCACATGCGGCTTGGGTTACTTTATATACAGATACGAACTCTCGTTCAAATGATACTGCTCGTGGAGAAACAACAGATCCAACTCCAGGATCTGGAGTTATTGCAGAAGTTATTACTACTGGATCTGAGACAGTTTTGTTCACACCAGGAACTTTTGGATTCAATAATGATGGAACACCATCCACAAATGTTTATGCAAAAGTCGTAAATAAATCTGGGGGATCTGCTGCAATTACAGTTACATTAACATTACTACAATTAGAACTCTAATATGAAAAAAGAATACGTAGTAACACTTAAAGACTACAAAGATCTTGAAGAGTTTTATAATGATATGGAAACTTCTGGAGGAAATTTATATATTCCAAACAGAAAAGTTCAGTGTGCTCTCAGAAGAGACATAAGTAGAAATACACATTATATGCTCACTGATGAAGAATCTGACCAGGTAAGAAATGATCCTAGAGTTTTAGCTTGTGAATTATTACCAAAAGATAGAGGAATAGAAGCGACACCATATTGGGACTATACTGCAAATTTTGAGAAGAGTACAACATTTACATCAAATGATAAAAATTGGGGTATTCTCAGATGTGTATCTGGATATTCTTCTGGTTGGGGAACTGATGGGGGTGCCACCACACAAAAAACTGGATTTAGAGTTAGAACAACAAGTTCAGCTAAAAATGTTGATGTTGTAATTGTAGACGCTCATGTAAACCCAAATCATTTAGAATTTGCAAAAAATCCAGATGGTAGTGGTGGCGGCCGAGTCAATACAATTGATTGGTTAACGTTATATAAAAATGACGTTGGAGTATCTACATCAAATACCTATGATTATACATATTTGTCCAGCAATCATGGAACTCACGTTGCTGGGACAGCATGTGGCAATACTCAAGGATGGGCTAGAGATGCGAATATATATTCTATTGAATTCAATTATGGTGGAGTTGTTGCTCAGTGGGACTTAGTACTGTTTGATTTTATAAGAGCGTTTCATAGAAAAAAACCAATTAATCCTGAAACTGGCAGAAGAAATCCAACTATAACAAATAATAGTTGGGGATATTCCTATGGCGATATCTTCTTATCAAATATTACTTCGGTTAATTATAGAGGACTCACTATAGATCTTACTGGTTTAAGTGACGTTACAAAGAAAACATTATTGGAGGAAAGGGGAGTACCAGTACCAGCAAATACATACCTTTATAGAATGCCAGCTAGAGTTTCTGCCTTAGATGCTGATATTCAAGATGCTATAAATGAAGGTATTATTGTCGTTGGATCTGCAGGTAATTCATATTGGGGTTGTGCTACTCCAACTGATCTAGATTATGATAATTATTTTGTTGCAGGTGGTGCTACTTATTTCCATAGCAGAGGATCATCTCCATCAGCAGCTTCTAATGTTATATGCGTTGGTTCAATATCTACAAATCATGTTGAGCAGAAATCTGATTTTAGTAATTGGGGTTCTAGAGTGGATATTTGGGCTCCTGGAGCAAATATTATTTCTTCAGTATATAATACTTCTGCAGCTTCTGAATTTGGAATAACATTAAGAGATGATCCTAGATCATCTACATATAAGTTGGGATCCATATCTGGTACAAGCATGGCAAGTCCTCAGGTTACTGGTATATTGGCATGTTTAATGGAACAAGAGCAAGGGTTAACTCAATTAGAAGCGAGAACATATTTATCAAATTATGCTTGTACTAATGGAGATCTTAGGTTACAAGAACCAAATGCAGATTGGTCTACTGCTGGATCAAAAAAACCAACACAATCTCCATACACATCATTGAGTATTGTTGATAATAATAGATACCTATTTGTACCAAAAGAAAGACAACTTACTGGTGCAGTAGTACCAAAATGCAATCACCGTAGAAGACCTACATCTGGTGTCGCATATCCAAGAATAAGAGGGAGAAGATAAATGGCTATAGTACCTGGTTCTGGAGCTATTATTAGACCAATTTTTAATCCTGTTACATTAGGAGTGGATTCAATAATCGTTGAGAATGGTGGATCTGGTTATTCCTCTACATCTCCACCAAAATTATCAATAGGAAATTGTGGTAATCCAGTTAGGGACGCAGTATTAAAACCGATTATAACAGGAGGCAGAATTGCTGCGGTGCGCGTCATAGATCCTGGTGAGGGATATGATCCCTTAAGAGTTGTATTAACTCCACAAGTTCCTCCAGGTACTTCTGTAGAAAATTTACCAACACGACCTTTAGCTGAACCAATATTAAAAGAAGATGGATCTTTAGAATATATTAAAGTTACACAACCTGGTGACAATCAATATTATCCAGTAACGGCAGAAGTTTTAGGGGGACAAGGAAATGGTGCGGATATTGTGGCAACTTCTGGAGGTGTAACTGGTCTCATTCTTTTAAACTCTGGTAGAAATTATGAAACACCTCCGTTTTTAAGTATTAATGGGGGCGGAGGTTCTGGTGCTACTGGAGTTGCTGATATTGATAGTACTGGCATTGTAGATCTAGATGTTGCCATTAGTAATCAAGGTCAATTTTATTTACAAGAACCATACGTATTGTTAATTGGTGGTGGTGGTTCTGGAGCTAAAGCCAAGGCAGTAATTGAACAAGGTGAAATAGTTGATATTGAAGTTTTAGATCAGGGGCAAGGGTATCTTACTGCGCCAAAAGTTGTATTTGCTAGAAATGTAAAATTAAAAAGAAAATCTAG